AGTAGCTGAAGCTGCTCCTGCTCCTGCACCTGCTCCGCAGAAAGTTCAAAAGCCAAAGCCTGCAAGTACTGCAAACGCTACATTATCTAATAATGACGATGAAATTAAAAGCTTGCTAGATCAAATTGATTTGGATAACACTTAATGGAAAAGGATCACAGAGATTTATTAATTAGCCTAATGGGGGCCACATATGCTGGCTTAAAGAATCTGGATGACTCGATTATCGGGTCATCCAGTACCCTCGTTAAAAGAAGTGATGAAGTAAAAAAAGAACTAGGTAATGTATTGCGTGGAGCACCAGCAGTTAAGCCAGACGTACCTATTTTAAATGCTATTAACATCCCTCAGGTACCGTTTCAGCAACCTATAGTAAATATCCCTTATAACCCTCCCCCTGAACAACCTGTTCAAAACGACGGTCAGTTAGAATTAGATTTTAACAAAAAGACAAGATACGAAGACATTATTGCTGAGGTAGAGAAGGTTAATGTAAGAATTACAAAAATTGAAGAGAAGTTAGATAAGATCTTAAAAATTATTTCAGAACCCAAAAAAAAAGATACTGGTTTAACCGTATAACGTCTTTTATAATAAGAGATGAAATTAAAGATAGCAAGTAAGAAAGATTTTATTGCTAATATTTTAGGACCTATTTCTAATCTCAATGATAAGGTAGTACTAAAAGTCGAAAAGGATAAAATTAGTAGTTTAACTGCATCTACAGATGCTACCTTGGTATTGTATTCTGAGACTGAATCTGAATGCGAAGGAGATAAGAGTATTAATATCCCTGATATTAAGAAGCTAGTAAGAGTACTTGAATGTGTTGAAGGAGATGCTTTAGAATTAGATGTTAATTCTAACAATATAAAGTACGCTGGCGATAACTTTAAGTTTACTTTTCATTTGCTTGAAGAAGGTATTATTAAAGTGCCATCCATTAACGTAAAGAAGATAAATGATCTTAAGTTTGACACTACGTTTAAAGTTAACGAGCAAAAGCTATCATCATTGTTTAAAGGTGCATCTTTTACTACCGAAACAAATAAGCTATACGTATTTTTTGAGAACAATAAAGTTTACGGGGAGTTAGGTGACAAGAGCAGACATAATTCAGATAATTTTCAATGCGTTCTTAGTGATGAATTTACTGGTACTGCATTAACTAAGACATTGCCGATCAATTTTGAAACTTTTAGACTTATTAATTTTAATAAGTGCCAAAATATTGAATTTGCTGTAAATCTTACGTTAGGGGTACTTAAAATAGTACTTTTGAGAGATAAAACTAAACTAACGTATATTGTTTCTGCATTGATTAATTAAAAAACTTTTTTATATATGAATATGCGTCAAGATTTTAAAGTGACTCTTAGAGAAAAGAAAACGAATAATAAAATTAAAACTGCTGGGTACTTTATTAAAAGACTTAAAGATTGCGGTTTTGTAGTATTCAAAATTTTTAATGCTTATAGTGAAACCGACCCAAGACGATGGACAGTTTTAATTGACCCTGGAGTATCTTCAGTGTACATTACTTGTTTCACTAACAAAAATGAAGTTAATGAAGTTTTGTTTGAAATTGATGACGGAGGTAATAAATTTCAAAAAGGTACCTATTTAAAGACTGAAAGTATTGAAATAGTAGTTTCATCGTTAATTGAAAAAGGCATTAATAATGACGCAAAGAAAAACCCATTCAGTTCACTTAAATAACTACATGGCTAGTGACGAACCAAAAGATGAGAGCTTGTCTAAAAAGAAAGCAAAAAAAGTTGAATCAGAAAAAGTTTCTAACCAATCCGAACTAGATCCTGCTATTGCAAAAGTTATTAGAGATGCAATGTTAGTTAGATTGGCTAGAAGTAATGAAAAGAAAGAACAGATAAATGAAATTGAAGCAATGTATGTCACCTGTCAAGAATTCTTAAAAAGCTTTATAATTCTAGGGTACGACTTAAATGGGCAACCAATACCGCCTCTTATTCATGCAAATAATCAGCAAGAAGCAGACTCACTTGGATCTTATTTAAGTAAATTTATACATCATAATATAAAAGAAATCGACCCATCATCAGAATGAAAACTAAATTGATCGCTGTAACTAAGCCGTTAAATACGCTTGGAGAAACGTTGACACCTGAAGAATTTATTGTTTACATTGCTCGTGTAAGCAATCCAACTAACCAACTTAATACGAGTACAGGTGAAAAACTGTTGAATTACCTTATAAAACATAAGCACTGGTCTCCTTTTGAGCATGTATCAGTTACTTTTGAAATTAAAACATCAAGAGCTATTGCTGCTCAAATTTTACGTCACCGTTCATTTACATTTCAAGAGTTTAGCCAAAGGTATGCAACGGCAACTGAACTTGAAACTCCTGAGTGGAGATTGCAAGGCAAAACTAACAGACAAGTTGGTGATGAACCGGTAACTCTGCCACCAGATCTTCAAGAGATAGTTGATGTTGCGCAAACAACATCTATGGCAGCGTATAATGCCTTAATTGAAAAGGGAGTCGCTAAAGAATGTGCAAGAATGATACTGCCACTTAACACTCAAACGACGATTTATATGACCGGTTCATTGCGTAGCTGGATTCACTATCTTGAACTACGCTGTGAACAAGGAACACAAAAAGAGCATAGAGATATTGCATTGGAAATTGAAAAATCTCTAAAAGAAGTATTTCCACAGACATTCAATGCACTAGATAAACTGGTATCCTAATGGTCTCTTATGAATTTCAATGGTAAATTAGAATTCATTACCAGTCTTATAAAGAATAAGAAAACCGTTCCAAAATCTAAAGAAGTATATGCTGTAGGTACCGGTACCTACGTCGGTGAAATGTTAGTTTACTGTAAAAAAGATAAAGAAAACTATTGTTTTCTATCTATACCTAAAAACATTAATAGGAAGATACCTATTGATAAGTTTGATTTTGGGATTGAACATAAAATAATGGAATTTGTAAGGAAACTACCATCCAATGTTTATAACATTTGCTATAAACAGTTTGAATACAACGAAAAACATACTAAATAATAATATGTTTTTAGAACCTAAAAAGATAAGATCTCCTTACACTGGAGAAACAGTAATGCCTAACATTACTACCCATACCTATGATGGTAAGACCTATGAACAAGTTAGTTATAACGATCCGGTAACAGGTAATCTTATTAAAAAAGGGATTGTCAGTATTAAGGATGCGCAAACTGGTCAAGTAATTCAGGATTACACGAATAATAACATTAATTCGATTCAAAACCTGACTTACAGAACTTAAAGGTGGTTTTTTAAGGAACTCACATACAATAAGATGTGATTCCTGTACCAGAAGAGTATGTGGTTCAAACTTTCTATAGGTATGTAAGTTTTCCACATCATAATAAGCATAATAACGTTTATAATGGTAGTTGCCCTTTTTGTAATGAGGGTAAAAGTTATGGTAAGAAGACTCGTTTCTTTTATCTACCTAAAAAAGAGTTATGTTACTGTCATAACTGCGGATACAGTAGAAAATCTTTTAATTTTGTTTTAGATGTAACTAAAAAACCTTTTAACGAAATTATCAATGAAATTAAACAAGGGGACTACTCTAATGTTCCTTTAAAAGATGAAGATATAGAGATAAAGGTAGTTAGTAAGACGTTACCAGATGATTGTATAAATTTAAGAGATGAATTACAGTTAAATTTTTATAAAGATAATGAGGTAGTCAAAACTTGTTTGGAGTTTATTAAGTCGAGAAGAATGGACACGGCTATTAATAAGCCTACCAGTTTTTACATATCTTTATCCGATCCTGTTCATCGTAATAGATTGGTTTTACCTTTCTATGACTCAGAAGGAGATATAATTTTCTATCAAACTAGAACTATTCTTAAAAAAGATAATTACAATAAGCCGAAGTACCTTAGTAAAGTAGGGTCAGAAAAAAGCTTATACGGTATTCATAATTTAGATTTGTTTCACGATACTGTTTATATTTTTGAAGGACCTATAGATTCGTATTTTATAAAAAACGGGTTAGCTATTTGTGGTATTCAAGAAGAGAGTGAAAAGACGTTGAACGAATTACAAACAAAGCAGATGAGTCAACTTACCAGTTTTAAGAAAACCTGGTGTCTTGATAACCAATGGAATGATGATGCATCATTAAAGAAGAGTGTATTGTTAGTAGACAAAGGAGAAAAAGTGTTTATATGGCCAGAACAATTTAAAGCATATAAAGACCTTAACGAGATCTGCGTTAAATTTAATAAAGACAGTATTAACCCGGAATTGGTTAATAAAAACACACATTCCGGGTTAAAGGCAAAGATTTTACTTACAAATATTAAGAATAAACGTAATGGTTAGGTGTACTTATACTTTGGATCATTAGCTGTTGCTAAATACCCCTTTAACATTTGGCTTAATGATGCAATTTCAACAGAAACACGCGCAATCTTCTTGGTTTCAGCTGTACTGATCTTATCAAATAATGTATCTGGTTCAGCAGAATTTAATCTTGACTGCATACTTTCAGGACCTGTACCGTTTAGGTACTCTGCAACTCTATCTAACTCTACTACCCAGGTCTTCAATTCATCATACATCTTTTTCTGAATACCACTCATTGAAGGAGTTAACTGAGCACCTGGGTCAACAGGTTTAACATCATACTGAGCAGGGTCCGTACCCTTATCTAAAGTCATTTCCATTGCTTCTTTATCCGTAATATCGTCTTTTTCAGAAAGTATTCTTTTAAATCTGTTGCCGTAGTTACTCATATGTATTATTTATTACTTTTCTATAAATATTTAATATGAAAAAGCTGATTTCCGAAGATAGCACAACTTTTAATGTTCAAAGACAGCAATCTGGTAATACAGCTCGTCAAGATAGTAAAGGAGAAACAGCTCCGCAAGCTAATCAAGTAAAAGACTTCATTAATGCTAATAAAAATGATGATAATTCTAAAGCACCAGTTTTAAAACCATATCCTCTCAATTTAGCAGAAGAAGTAATTTCAGATATGTTCATTTCAGTTTCTAATTTACGACTAATGTTAGAAAACGCTGCAGCTAATCCCGCTCTAAAGAAACAATACATGCAAAATTTAAGTATTATAAATGAAAAAGGTGCAGTTATTCATAAAGCTATACTTGATATCTATAAGGAACTAGATAAAATCGTATAATGTTAAGTAAAGTTATAATTTCTTTAGCAATTACTACGTTAGTTAGTATTTTAGCAGGCCTTTTAGTTATATCTAAATTTTGGATCGTTTTTTCATTAGTTTTTATACTCCAAGTACTGTTTTTTTATTTTTTTAATACAATTTATGAAAATAGGCTGATTGCAAAAGCTCAACAACTTAAAATTCAACAATTTAGAGAGGAAAATAAGAACGTATTAACGTTGCAATGCCCATGTGCAGAAAAAATTAAACAAGATATAGATATTAGATTTGATAAAGATATTGTTTACGAATGCGCTTCATGTAAGAAAAATATAAAAGCTATCCCCGATGTTAAAACCATCTTAACCACAGAACCAATATATAGAAATGAGTGAATTACAAAATATTACAAAGGAAGTACCACCCACTTCATTTTTTTCTCCAAAATTACCTCCTTCTAAACCTATTGAGGAGATGTATAATGATTTAATATCTGTTTTAAATTTAAATGTTGATGAGACAATAAAGTTTAAAGAAGGAGTATCGTTAGAAAAACTTAAACAGACGCCTACCCTAAAAATTTTACTTGAAACCATTATTGTTATACTAGATAATAGTCAAAAAAATTTAATAGGTGACAAAAATGACGATGCTTTGTATTTGCAAAATAAAAAAATAGTAAGAGAAATAGCTTTCAACTTATTTCAATTACTATCTAATTTCAATTATGATGATCGTCAAACGAAATCGGCTTTAACAGGAAAGTTGATACAATCACTTTATGGAAGTAAATGAAGTGAACGAAGTCGTTGAGAAGGAAATTGACTATAAGGATGTAAATTTTTTGGCAAGATTTGCTTGTTTGTATGAAGGAGTAAATATTGCATGTGATAAGGCAGAACAGCTAGGTATTGATCCTGATAAAAGTACTTCGTGGATTAAACCTCTAGCTTTTCAAAAGTATATTAAAGATAGAGAGCGAGATATGAAGTACCAAATTGAACATTGGAACAAAAATAAAAAATGCGCTATTTCTGAGGAAAATCTTTAAACTCTCTTTTTAAATTAGGTAATGTATGTTCAAACCAATCATCGTCTAATGATGATAAGGATGGTGTTAAACTTGGCGTAGGTAAAATAATATTTTGTTGTTGCATATCAGCCGGGGGTGTTATAGCCCCCGGCTTTCTTTTTCTGCTTTTAATAATTTGATTAAAACAGAGAAGTAAGGTAACAGCTAACGGGTCAAATACTAATATAATTGATAAAATAAACCAACTTACAGTTTTATCTAACTCTAAATTAAAATTTTTTGAAATAAACTTAAAAGTACCGACGTCAGTATTGTTAATCTGCGTAGAAATTTCTTTTATCTTATCATTAAGTTTAATTATCTCATCATCATTTATTTTTATTTGTTTCTTGTTTTCTTCTACTACATCTTCAGCTTTTGTATTTTCAGATTCTAAAAATAGATCGTTTTGTTTTTGATTTTCTGTTATTGCAATTTTTGCGTTTTCTATTTCTTTTTCTATTGCTTTGATACTTGCATTGTAATTAGTAATTTTTTCATTTAATTTTGCTTCTATATCAGCAATTTTTTTATTGTAACTTTGTCTTAAAGTTTCGACATTATTCTGAATGCTTTTTATTTCCTTATCTATAGCCTCTCTTTCCGTCTTTTGTGACTCTTTTACTAATCTTGCTTTTTCTAAACCATTTTGTTTAAACAAACCACCTGTACCCTGGTCTAACCATGTCTGCACTTCTTTATCAAGAATAGATAATCTACTATTAAATGTTGGTATTTGATTAAGTTCTTTCGTTACCTGCTCATCTAAAATAGTTTTAGCATTACTTTGCTGGTTTAAAGAATTTTGATTTTCTTTTTCTATAGTAAGTAATAATTCTTTAATTCTTAATTCTTTCTGAGAAATAATTTGTAACTGTTGGGTAGCAAAGTCATTTCTATTTTTTTGAGAATCATCTACTCTCTTGGTAGATACTTTTGCTTCTTCTAATTTTTTATTGGTATCTTTTAATACTGTAATTCTATTTTCTAAAACTGTTTTGTTTTCGGTTAATGAATTAATTTTTATAGATGTTGCATTATATCCATTACTCAAGTAACCGTATATTCCTACTGATGTTATAGCAGATAAAGCAATACTAGCTAGTAAAAGGTAAGTTTTTAATAATAGACTTAAATCTTGCCACATCTGTTTGAGAACAGTAACTGTAATTAATTTACCAACTTCTAAAGCTGTACCCATCACTATAATTGATATCCCTGAACCAACAAACAGCATGGATAGGCCTATAACGCTAAAATATGCTGCGACCCCTGCTATTGCTAATGATGTTAATAATATTATAATTGCTAAAAATAGCATTACAATATTTATTAATATGAACCGTAAACGTCTGTATTGTTATTTTTCGGCATATCAAACACATCTTTAGCACTTACTTCGTTAATAGATTTTAACGGGTACTGTTCATCATATTTCTTAGGTGCAGATGTAGGTGATGAACCCCCAGATAATACACCGCTAAACGAATTGTCGAATACTTGACTATCTTTTTTCTCATCTTCTAACATAGGAGATTTCATACCAGGTTCAAAACTATATTCAAATCTCTTACCCTTTACTATCCAAACATAGTGACCACCTAGTGGGTTAGTTCTTGATATGTCCTGGTCTAGCACTTCCGTAACTTCATACTGTTTAGGTCCTCTACCTCCAACACGACCTTTACCATATTCAGTTAATGCAAATACATCACCGGACTTAGGTTGTACCTGATTAAATTGTAGTTCGTATATATTAGGGGTTTCTGTACGGAATCTTACATCGTCGCAGTCTTTCTGCTGTTCTGATATTAAATTAGAATCTACTCCCTGTTCTGCTCTAATATATTCTGTACCTATATCGTAAAATGCATCATAGAAAGCAGAGATATGGAAGTAAATTGTAATTTCATCATCTGCTTGGAATCCAAACTTACTAAGAGTGTTAGCGTTTTCAGACAACTCAACAACAGCAGTAAATTCTTTACCTGGACTAAATTTACGGGTCGGATCTTCTCCATAGAAATTATCAGCACTTAAAGTGTTATAACCGTTAACATAGTAAGTGATAGTCTGGCCATACTGTGCAATTTGTTCTCTAAAATAGTTACTATATAGATACTCTTCATTTTGCATAGTATCTTTATCAAGATATCGTATACAAGTCTGATCACTATCTACTATACCTGGATAGCATTTATCAAATTGTGTAACTTTGCAAGGATCGGTAGCCATTTTAATTTAATTTCTTTTCTATATACCATTTACCATCCCTGGCATCTTGGTAAAAACTGATACCAGTTCTTTCTAAAGTTTTCATTTCATTTTTCAAAGGCATTCTACCTTTTAAAAAGGTATCAACTATGTACTTTATATCCCGATTATCACAAACAAACTTACCTGGTTGCTTTTTTAATGTTTCAATCTTCTTATTGAGTGTATTATCTGCTTTATATTTTGCCGGAACAACATTTAAATGTTTTTTTTCCAGATCTGTTCCTCCTAAAATAGGTTTACGATGTCTTTTATTAACACCTAATTTAAAAAAGTCTTTAAATGGGTCCACGTTTATATTTATTAAAAAAGAAAGCCTGCATTGCTGCAGGCTTTAATTTATCTACTTTTTTTATGTGTTATTAGGAAATGCCGAAAGCTTCAGCACCAGCCTTTAACTTGCTCTTTACGACGTTACTACCACTACTTACCTTTGTCATGCTATGTCCGTGTGAATCTGGTAAGTCTTTTCCTGCGTCAACTGGAGCTGTAATCTTTGAATCTGCTTTACCCTTTCCAGCTAACTTTGCTGTCTTATCCCCGACCTTATTGCTACCACTACTTACCTTTGTTAACCCTAATCCATGGGAATCAGCTAAATCACTGCCTGCGTCTACTGCTGCAGAACCTTCTGTTGCCATATCTTTGTCATCTTCTTCTTCTGCATCTTCTTCTTTATCATGCTTTTTCTTCATCTTTTCTTCTGCATCTTCTTCACTTCCCATGTCGTCGTCTGATACTGAAGTTTCGGCTTCCATATCAACTTCGCCTTCACCCATTCCTTCACCGTCAATCTGAGCTAAAATGGCTCTTAGAGCGTCTACATGCTCAGGAGATAAAGTTACTGTGATTTCACCACCAACTTCATCACCACCCATGCCTTCTGCCTCAGTGTCAACACCGAGTGCATCAAGATCTTGAACATCGTCACTGCCCATTACTTCTTCGAAAAGTTTATCAAAAGTAGATTTCATATTATTATTTATTATCGTTTTTGTTGTTTTTTCCATATTTGTGTTAAATTTTTCTACCGACACGTTTAATTGAGCAACGTACGGTCTTTCTTTTAATTCTTTATCAGACATAGTCTTTAAGTCTGATATCTTTCTATTAAATGCTGGCCCGTTAAAGTTATCTACCCCATCTGGCCCGGTTTTCTTTGGTTCAGCTACCGTTCTAGCCTTCATATCGTTTAAATTTTTAGCACCTGGCCCTTGTTTTGACATTTTAGGTAATTTCTTTTCAGAAATTATTTGCTTGGAATACAAGTCCCATATATCTAATAGATTCTTTGCTCGTGACATGTAAATATTTATGTCGCCTGTGATTAAAAACAAACAAAACTATTTAAATAACCCTAATCTACCAGGTGTTGATGCTCAATTTGAGTATACTTCAGATAAAATTAAGGACATTAAAAAGTGCGCACAAAATATACTCTATTTTGCAGAAAACTTTTTTTATATAGTATCATTAGATGAGGGAAAGCAAACTATCGATTTGCATTTATGTCAAAAACGCGTTTTAAGAAAAATGCGTGACAATCGATTCTTTATATTATTAGCTAGTAGACAGATAGGTAAAACCACATTAATGACAATTTATGCTTTATGGGTTGCTTGTTTCCAGCAAGATCAATCTATATTAATAGTAGCAAATAAAGAAGGTACAGCCATAGAAATATTCAGAAGAATTCGTTTAGCGTATGAAGAACTACCTAATTGGTTAAAACCTGGTGTAAAAGAATATGGTAAAACGTCTATGAGCTTAGCAAACGGTTGTAGAATTGGTATATCAACTACAACAGGTACTGCTGCAAGAGGTCAATCTATAAATGTATTAATTTTAGACGAATTGGCGTTTATCGAACCTCATTTAGTAGAAGAATTTTGGAAATCAGTTTATCCTATTGTATCTTCATCTAAAAAATCTAAAATTTTTATCGCTTCTACCGCTAACGGAACTGGTAATTTATTTCATAGTTTATATACTGGAGCAGAAAATAATAAAAACGGATGGGCTTGTGATAAAATTTTATGGAATGAGATACCCGGTAGAGATGATAAATGGAAACAGCAAACTATAGCTACAATTGGTAGTTTGGATGCTTTTAACCAAGAGTTTAATTGCGAATTTTTAGATTCAGGTGAAAGTTCGGTATCAGATGAACTTTTTGAAAGATTGACTGTGTATATAAAAGACCCTACATTTATAATGGATAATGGTCATTATCAAATTTGGGACGAACCAAAAGATGATAGAATTTATATTGCAGGGGTAGATGTTAGCGAAGGTATTGACAAAGATGCTTCTGTTATACAGATTTTAGATATAACCGACCTTACTTCAATAAAACAAGTAGCATGTTATCATAATAACGGAATATCTCCGGTAAATTTTACCACTAAATTGAATGAAATATTAACTCAATGGGGTAAACCTTTAGTTTCTATAGAACGTAACAACTGCGGTGCCCAAGTTGTAGATAATTTAAGACATATACATGGATATGATAATATAGTATCTTGGGGAGCAGCAATATCCGGAAGAACCAAAGACCAACTTGGTATTATAGTCCATACAAACACTAAATTTATAGGTATTACTAATATGAGGTATTGGGTTAATCAGTTAGAAGTGGTACATGTTAGAGATATTAATCTCTTAAAAGAATTTAAAAATTTCGTACGTTATCCTAACGGCACATGGGCAGCTAAAAAAGGAGCAGGTTATCATGATGACAGAGTTATGAGTTTTATATGGAGTTTAATAGTTTTAGATAAAGTACTTGTAGATAAACACTTTGAAGTAATACAATTAGACTCAAATAATAGACCTCTAATTCTTAAGCAATTAGATTTTGGTATTAAATATTTTACCAATGCAAGTTCCATGTTTAACGAAAAAGACGGCAACGGATCTGCGTTACCCGTGTTCATTGGCGATAAACAACAAGATTTTAGTGATTATGAAAGTTTAGTAAGGCAAGGATTTACCCCGTTACAATGATAGACACTATTACACAGTCCCAACTTAATAAAAGTAGATTAGATAAGTTTTTACTTGTTATAGATTTACCACCTATAATGCAAAATATTGTAACAAAAAGCCTTCCATCACCCGCTCCTTTTAAAAGAACAGGTACATTAGTTAATAAAAATAGTTTACAATTTTCTGTTTACGGTTCAGTAATACCCACAGTGCAAGTACCAGACGTTGCAGCTGATTTTTCAGGTGGCACCTACAAACTTTCATCTAATAGTAGACCTAGATACGAAAATATTTCAGTAAATTTTACAATTGATAACAAATTTAATAATTACTGGGTAATTTATAAATGGTTAGATATTTTAAGTGGTGATACTGAAGTAGTTTATAACCCAGATGATATTTTACCATCTGAACCCGACTCGACAAAGTTACCTACAAAACTTCAACCGCAGTCATATCAAACTAACTTTACTCTTTACGGTAAAGATGAGTTTGATACAAATGTTATAAAGTTTACATATACAAAAGCTTTTCCAGTATCATTAGGTAGCTTTACATATAACTACAGAGATCCTAGTGAGCTAGAAACTACTTTTGAGTTTGCTTTTTCTCAATTTTACGCTGAATTGATATAAAAGTTGTCCGAGAAAATATAAATAATAGTATATGGCTCGCACAATTGAATCTCCAGGCGTACAGATTTCTGAAATTGATCTATCATTAAGACCGGTTGTACCAACAGGCACGAATATTCTTGTTGCAGGTTTTGCTCCGCAAGGGCCTACCGATGAAATAATTCAGGTTACCTCTCTATCAGAGTTTACAAATATTTACGGTGCTCCCCAGACCCCAGCAGAAAGATATTTTTATCACTCTGTAGCCCCTTTATTTAACACTCAAGCTAATGTCTATACATATAAGCTACCATATGGATCTAATAACGGGACAGGGTTTGGGGCTGATTATGGAGCATTAGTTTATCCATGCTCTGCAATTGCCGTTGATTATGCAAATAAACCTTCTGAATACGGCTTATTCTTAAACACATACAACGCTCAAGCCTCAGCTGTTTTATATGTAGTCGGTAAACCTACGCACTTCCAACTTACAGCTGAGCAGTATGATGATATTTTACAGAATAGTGGAGGTTTCAGTTGGAAAAACATTCCAAGATCTTCATTCTCCACATTTAATGATTTAGGTAATGCTGGTATTATCGTTCTC